ATCATCATCATCAGCATCACCCAGAAGGTCACTTCGTAATTCAGCATTACTATTTACAGTATTAAGAATGTAGTCATCAAGTTCTTCGAGTGTCTTAATTTCATCTGGGTTAGGCTCAATTTGGAGAGTCCATTGTTCACGTGTATTTTCATTCTCCTTCTCTTTCCCTTCATCTCCAAATTTCTGTTTCTGGCTAACACCAAATGGAAAACGAGTGTTCAGAATAGCAAGAGAAAACTTCTTACCACCATAATTAAGATAGGCGCTTTTACCTTTGCCTCCCTTGTTGAGAGTTAGTTTACTGATGGAAAGCTTACTGGGCACAAATTGATCAAGATTAACGATTTCACCTGGATTGAACATTGTTAGACTTTACTTGGATTTTAGTTTCTGTGATTGGGGGTTGGATATAATCTTTTCCTTGTTAAAGAAAACTTTTCAATTTTTTTTCCTAATAGGCCTAAACAAGGAATTTTTAACTGCTTTCTGAATAACAACGTTATTTCTATGCGGTAACAAACCAGTATGATTCCTTTCATTATTGACATTAGGTTTCAGTCTCTTATCAGTAATTTTAACATTTGTATTCGTGTCAGTATTTACCGTATTCGTTATCATTAGGTTTTTAATAACGTCTTCAGTAGTTAGCTGGTTATTGGCTTGCCTGATTATCCTTAAAGCCAATTTACTGATTTTCAAACCCTTTTTACTTTCATGTCCAAGAAAAGAACCTGATCCAGACTGCAAAATATAAGATAAGATATATTGATTGACATTGGAGTATTCTTGATATAAATATTCAAACTGTTTTCGAGCATTGTTAACATAATTTCTATAATCTTTATTTATCAATTCGAAACGGGAGCAAACATCATCCCATAATTCATGTCTAATAATCTCACCACCATATTGACTTCCAAAATCTAATTTAAAACACATTTTAAGACTCAACTCGGGCTTAGAATTACCATATAAAAAATCTACCGAAATGAAAGGTACTCCCTTTTCCATAAAAGGTAAAACTAAATAAGGAAATCCTGTTAATTTAGCAGTAATTATTAAAATATATGCTGATCTAATAATTTCGATTGATCGTTTAGGATCCCAAAAGGTACAATTAAAACCGAGTTTTTCAAATCGATCTGTTAAATGAACCGAAAAAGGGTTTTTTTGATCCATAACCAACAACCTATTTTGAACGGTGATTTCCGATTTGCCTGTTTGAAATTGTGTTGTCACTGAACCAAGTCTTTCATACATCTGACTATCTAAAGTATAAATCGGAAACACGAAATTTTTAGATTCTGTTGGTATTTTAAACCACTCTTGATAACAAAAACGTTGTATTTCAGATTGAAAGAAAAGCCGACCTCGTATTGCCAAATTATGAAGTAACTCTACACCAATGCCTAATTCAACTGGTTTTTTATGTGTCGCCAAGACAAAGATATAAGATGTGATCTTCCTAGCATTGGCATAATATTTTAATAGATTATCAGGAAGGAATACAATAATAGAACTACTGTCTCCACTAATTTTCTTTAATTCGGATGGAACTATTAATTTGACATAATTCAAAAAGGAAAGTACGATCGGTAAATTAGTTTCCGGTGATGAATACAGATCCTTCAAATTACCAAAAGTACTGCCATCTGTTAACAAGTAAATCGACATTCTATATTATATAGCTCTTGAGAAAATTTTCTCAGGCTCCTCCTCCAAAACACAAGAAATACAAACTATGTAAATATCTAAGCAATATATTTACCATTAATACACCGTGACAGTATTTAGAGAGTAGTCAGGAATTCATTCTTCTAAAATATTGGAAACGTCTCAACCAATATACTAAGCATACATAGGTAATTTTCTTTTATTGCGACCACTCCTCTCACTTTACCAAATACTATAAACATAGTATCGGAAGAGTTTACGAACTCATAATTCACCTGAAAACAACCACCCTATGTTTGATACTTGTGTTTCTTTCAGTCAAGTATCAATTGTCGGTAGTTCTTACTTGCATAGATTATATTATAATCTATAATAAAATGTTTTAATTTCTAAATATTCGGAAGAATGAATTCTTGATCAGTGGATACTAATCCAGCTAACGAAATCTATAATACCTAATACTTTGGAAGAATATTTGATATTAATGCCTAGTAAATTAGTTCTAATTTTTCCAGGTGTTGAATAATTTCATGCGTCGCTTTATCTAAATCAGTGGTCTCTTCAAGGGAATATAAAAAATCAGGTTGTTCTGGTACATCGAATGGATCATTTACTCCAGTCAACTTAATTTCCCCATTCCTTGCTTTGGCATATAATCCCTTTACATCCCTCTTCTCACAAACTTCAACAGATGTATCAACGAAAACTTCAAAATAATGTCCTTGTTGTGAAATCACTGCTCGATTAGTTTCACGATCACTAACATATGGGGCAATGTTAGCAACTAAACAAATGCCACCATGTTTGACGATTTCACTAGCAACATAACCAATTCTTTGAACATTAATACTTCGATCTTCTTTCGAAAACCCAAGACCTTTACTAAGATGTTGACGGATAATGTCCGCATCCAGAATGGTTATCGAACGTTTGTTCAAATTTCGCATCATCAAATGATTTTTCAGCGATTTAACTAGAGTAGTCTTGCCAGAACCCGATAAACCAATACAATAAATACAAAAACCTGTCTCACTCGGTCGTCTAACGTGATTTCTCAATATTTCTACAGTTTCAGGGAAGCTAAACCAACTAGGAATTTCACCTCCGTCTAAAAGTCGACGGCGAAATTCGGTTCCAGATAGTTGTGGAAGCGATAACTGCTCTTGCCTTTCCTCTGAAACTTGTTCAGCTGGAAGATATTGATCTTGTTCTGGATCATAATAAAATTTAGCTGCGAAATCAGGGATTATTTGTAATTTATCTTGATACTTTGCAACTAATTCTTGTGCTTCAAATGGCCCATAAAAACAAGATTTAGATGGGTCTTTTGGTTTATAACTGGGCCCAGCATGATCGCGTCCAACAATAAAGTGAGTACAACCATAATTACGACGAATCAAAGCATGATAAAGAGCTTCTCGGGGTCCAGCCATTCTCATGGCCAAAGGAAGAAGTATCAACTCCACTTCAACTGAACATTGTTCGTATCTTTTAAGAAGTTCTATATAACACTTGACTCTGGTAAAATAATCAATATCACATTCTTGTGTCACACCAACACTGGGAGTCAACAGTAAACCAACTTTTGGTGCCCCCTGAGCACCAGAATATTTGACTGATACTCTTTTGGTTGCATTATAAGTTAGTTCGTAATGGATTCGGTGCATTGGATTACGTGTTTGAAATCCAACCACATAATCCCAACCGTGGTTCGCGATACGTTCACGAGATTGTTGAGGTGTCAAACGATAACCATGAAAATCACTATGATAGAAATTATTTATCGCCTCTAACTTTCCACTTAGATAATAAGTTGGTTCACTCCTTTCTAATAAAAATTTCACATAAGGATGATTAGTATCAGTAGTTCCATAGACTTTCTCACATTCGAATTCAAGATCTGGTTGATAAATTTCACCTAGGGTTAGATAAGCTAATGGCAAATTTTCACTATTACAAAGTTGGATAGCCATGCCAGTCTCCAAGTTTAATGATTTAACTTTACTCTCACCTATATCTAGATATATCGGCATTGGAAAGAAATCACCATTAGATAATTCCATCTTTTCTACCACGCTTAGATAATCATTTTGACCCATATAATAAGTTAAAGGATATAAGCTACCATTAAGTAGCATTTCTAATTCACAAAGTTGGCGTTCAGAAAGAAGAATCGTTTGCATTTTATTTTGGATATACAGTATTATGTATCAAAGAGTTTAATACATTTCATAACAATATTTTTCTATTTGTTATGGACTTTCCGTCATCTTGAGAAAATGGCCGTTTTTAAGCAAAAAAATTTCCAACATTTTAATTTATTCGACAAAAGTCAATAATGGCCAGCGATGAGAATCAGTTTACTCAATGCTTCCGAGGTGGAAAAAGCAAGGGAATTTGTTGTTGTTTATGTACAACAATTATTTTAATGGTGATCATCTTACTACTGATTTCACTAACCAGTCTCAATTACGATGAATTTGGTATTGCCTATAATAGATTATCTAAAAGCATTGATGACGAAGTTTATGAAGAGGGACGCCACTTTCTCTCGATACCATCATTATTTATTATTTATAAGAGGACCGTCCAGTCTATATCTTGGGGCAAAGATAGCCGAATCACTTGTTACAGCTCGGAAGGATTAGAATTGACTATGGAAATCAAAGTACAATTCCAAATCACCAAAGATAAATTACTAAACATTTTTCATAGATTCGGAAAGGAGGAACAATATATTAATTTTTTGCATAATTTTATCAAGTACAATATCATTAATCAATGTGGTAATTTTTATGCACAACAGTACTATTTTAATCGTAGTGTCATTGAAAAAAATCTGGAATCGAATATGAAAACATTGGCAAATATTAATGATTTAGGTAGTGAGATTATTTTGTTGCAACTAATTGCCGTTTCGCACCCTGGGGAGTATAATTCTATTAACGAAGACAAACAAAAGTTATTACAAGATAGACTGAAATTTATTCGACAACGGGAAGAGCAAATCAATAAGGAAATCACTGAATATCTAAAGATCGAAAAGACCATTGAAATTTTGATGATCGATTCATATGGACAGGCTAATAGTACAGTTATTGTTGCTCAAAAGATGGCTGAAGCCGAAACGAATAAGTGGCGGACCCGTCAAATAGTTTTTGGGAAATACCGAGATCAACCAGGAGAATTAATCTCTTTTCTCAAATATTTCATGATTCGATCAAAGGATAATTTGATTCAAAAGTTTGACTAGATAAGCAAATGAAACACTTTTTACTTTGCTAATCTAGTTAAACCTTTTCGCCATGTATGGCAAAATTTGAACAGTATACGTGTGTTATAATTTCGTCATTGTGTCTCGGCCAAACAAGTAGACCATTTATTTATGTTTCACTGAAATAGACTATTTACACTAAACTAATGCAAAAATTTTCACAAAATTTTATTTTTATCAGTGAAAAGACACTCGCATAACAAGTAAATGAGAAATAACATTCCTTCTATTCAAGACAGTGGTTCGACATACAGATCCCGTTTTGTCCAAATTCCGATTGATCTGGGAACCGTCTCTGACCCAGTCCGTTCCACGACAAGAACATCATCAAGGTCAAATGGTCCATCCAGGTCTAATAATTTAACTGAACCAGAATCAGATTCTAGATCTGATGTTGTTAACTTTTTAAAGCATCATAAAGTCTGTCTTGGTACTTGTGGATGTATTTTTATTTTTATCATAATTCTTTTGGTCCCATTATCTTTTTCTTATGTTGACTATGACAAAAATGCCTTTAAAAAGAATACTATGACTAATAAAGTCAACACCGATGATGTTTATACTAATGGACGTTATTTTTGGGGCATTAATTATCGTCCGGTGACTTTTCCTCGATTTTATAATAAAATCGAGTTACGTGGTAATGACATTTTGATTTTTTCTGACAATGGTTTGGAGTTTTCGATTGAGTGTGATCTTTTTTATAAACTAGACCCTGGAAATTTATCAAATATTTTCACTAAATTTGGTAATAATTATCATTCCAGAATCGTTGATGAAATCAAAGCCAGTATTAAAAATACTGGCCCACAATACTCAGTCGAAAAATACATTCTAAATATGAGTGTCATTCATAAGGCTATTGTTAATAACCTAAATCACGATTTAAGCGACTTTCATATATTTATTCAGCCTAATATGTTTTTTATTCTTAGAATCGTTTATCCTTCATCACTTAAAAACAAATTTTTGGAAACAGCAATTCAATCACTTGAAAACGAAAAAAGCATTCTGCAAAGAGACCTTGATTTAATTAAAAAAGTAACCGAAAAGAATGTCACTAATATCAGAGCCAATGTAACTGTGTTGCATAATACTGGTAAAGCTGAAGCCAATTTGAATCTTCAAATGGCCAAGATTAAGTCTAAAGCATTGATTAAAAACGCGTCATATATAGGTATCGAAAGTTTTTTTGAACACATGAACATTCAAAATGTAAGTGCACGAGAAGAAATCTTACAATATTTCTCAGTATTGGACAATACAAATAGTTCAGGTAAGATTTTGGTCGGTGATATTGGAACTATTGTCGTATAAGAAGACGACTCTAAATATATCAGCATGTTCTAATATTAGCAAAAAATATGATTGCTAGAATAGAACAAAACTCACTGTAACTAATATCATGACATGACTACAATAACAAAATTTCCAAATTATGTTAATAATTTTTGGAAATAAAATATATATATCATTTAAGAAGCAAGATGACAAGTCAGGTAACAAAAAGAGATACAAGTTTTATTAAAACTTTGGACAGAGTTTATGCAATAATTCGGCCACATATCCATCGATACATTTTCCGTAAACCATTGTTGACCGAAAGAGAGAAAATCGTCAAAGAAATCTGGGAAAAACCCACTAATGCCAGCACTTCAAAGCCTCGACCACCGCTTCCTTAATAGGACTCACTTTTAAATCATATCTACTAACTAACGTTTCTAGTTTTTCGGTAGAAAGTGCATTGTTACTTCGACCACATGCGGTCACTTTTAATAGTTCTTCGGCACTAAAGTTTTGGTAAGTAAATTTGGGATCAACATATTCACGATAGAGATCTAGTATTTCATTATGACTGATCACTCCTGGATTACAAAGATTTACAGTTCCAGTTACTCTTTCTTGACTAAGTCGTAACATAGCAGGCAAAAGCTCATCAAGCACAGTCATTGAATTGGGGATACTAATGACCTTTTGATATCTAATAATCTTAGAAATAAAGTTACGAGGATTATCATGACTTGTAATAGGCATCCGAATTCGTATATTGAGACAACTGTCATCATAAAGATGCATTAATCGATCAGTAAACCCCTTGACAGCTGAATAACTAGAATCAAAATAATTAGGCAGCGCTGTTTCGTCGAACAGCATCTTTGTTCTGTCCTGATCTATTGACATTTGTTCAAAATCCATAGGGTGTTCTTCATCATAAGTAAAGATACAACCAGTACCCAAATAAGTATAGTGTATATTTCGTTCTCGGCAGATTGTTGCTAAAACTATTGGACCATAAAGATTATCACGAATATTTTCAGTTAGTTTGCCCTTTTGCTCTAAATAGTCGATAGTGCCATAACCCGGTCCATGGGTCCTTCCTGTTAGGGAGATTACTCGATCAGGTTGAAAGCAGTCGAGATCCTTTTTGATTTCTTCGACGTTATCAATTCGAGTTTCTGGTAAACAAAGAATATTTGATGGATCTTTTGAAAGCAACTCCACAACTTGACAACCTATCCATCCACGATGTCCATAAATTAACCATTTCACAGGAAGTACCTTGTCTGAAGGAGTTTTTGCGGAATTAGATTTAGATCCTTGCATTTTGAGAATTGTTATACTTATGATTAATATAATAGTATTTAAACAAGTGACAAGTCAAAAAAATTGTTTTTATTTTTAATATTTAATAATATAGTGTGTATACTATAAAAATAGAGAGTAATGTCAATTGATAAAGAAAAAAGATATTATAATGAATATCATCTTAGTAAAGATGAACCTCCTCCTTATGGACAATGGTGTGGCCCATCTTTCAACCATGTAGTCCAACAGGGTTTTTTAAGTAGGAGCAATTTTAATACTCCAAGTGTAAATAACTCTACTCGGTATCGTTCTTTTAATTTCAAAAAGAAAGGTTCAGGATACCAAACACCTATTTGTTATCTCGATAAAGACGTTCGTTTTAATTCGTTTTTAGGAAGACCATCATCCGAATGCAAAAAAACTTTCAACTATAAAAAATTAGGAGCCGGGGGTATTATAATCGATAAAGATGGTAAGCTTTTGGTAGTAAAAGGATTAACAAAATGGTCTTTACCGAAAGGTCATTTGGAGCCGGGTGAAAAGTACCATGAATGCGCAATGCGCGAAATCAAAGAGGAAGTGAATTTAAAGATCCATTTAGGAATAAGTGATCGTTATATTGATGTCAAGAAATGTATTTATTATATTATTGTCCTTAGTCAGTCTGGGCCCAAAGATTTAAAAACAAATGATCCAAATGAGATTTCTGAAATAAAATGGCTTCTTCCTGAAGAAATTAGGAATTTGGAGTGTAATAGACAATTAGATTATGTAATCGATCGATGGGGGTATATCCAAAATATCATTAAAACTACAGGTAAACGTCTTGTTCGATATCCTGTAATTAGTAATGAGGAACCAGAAGAAAAAAAAGAATATGAGGATACGCCTATTTATTTTGTGCCAGATTTTACAAATCGGCAAATTATAGATGGTGAAGATGATATTCTTTTTGAAAAAATCAGTGTCAGTTCTTGTCCCGTAGAACAAGAATCAGTTGAAGTGATCTGTGCTAATGATCCAACAGTAACGTCAGTAAAACCATTTTTCCGAACAGACGACATATTGTGCCATGCAACAGAAAGAGAAAATGAAACATGTATGCTTACGGTATATTAACTTTTCTATAAAATGCAGACTTTGGTAAAATTTTGCTTTGCACGAGGGCGCAAAAGTGTCCAGGCCTGATTGTTTCGCAATCAGGAAATGAACCAATTTCCTTTCGGAAATTTTTGAAAATAATTATCTATCTATTTGCAGTTGACATAGATAGATAATTATTTTGGTTCAACAAAGCAAAAATGAAAAAGTGACTATGACGAATGTCTCTTATCGATTTAGGATATTTTTTTCTTAGAATGGAGGTTCACTTGAAAAAACTGCCTCTCCTATTTCATTAATATAACGATGATTGTGACCCAACAGATTACTATAATGATCAGGATCAAAGAGATCTCGGAAAGTATTATTGGGAAAAAGACTGCTAAAAATATACAAACTAATTACTAAAGCAACGTTTGAACCTATAAGAACACGAACTATAGTTGAACGTTCTAGGGTCCAGTTTTTATATCGATACCAAAAATAGAGAATCAAATAGGAGAGAAAGCTATTAAAGATAATGAGAAGGTAGATCATCTTTAGTTCTATATATATATATCTAATTTTAGAGAAAACGTCAATCAACGTTTAAATCCGATTTAAGGTAATATTTTAATAAACGTCAATCGACGTTTAAATCCGATTTGAGGTAATATTTTTAAGAAACGTCAATCGACGTTTAAATCCGATTTGAGGTAATATTTTT